ACACGGCTACAAAGTGCCAGATGCTTCAGGTTGAAATGGCTGGGGGCGAGGGGAAAAGCGATATAGAACACATGGAGCCTTATGGCTTTACCGCAGCGCCGCTTACCGGTGCAGAGGCCGTGGCCGCCTACTTTGATGGCGATCGGTCTCATGGGGTTGTGCTTGTTGTCGCTGACCGGCGTTACCGCATTAAAGACCTGACTTCTGGAGAGGTGGCTGTTTATGACGATCAGGGGCAGTCGGTCACACTCACCCGCGAAGGAATCGTCGTCAACGGGGCGGGCAAGCCGATCACCTTTACCAATGCGCCGAAAGCGCGGTTTGAAATGGACATCGAGTCGACTGGCGAGATCAAAGATAAGTGCGATTCTTCCGGCCTGACTATGTCAGCGATGCGCGTGGCTTACAACGGTCATACACATAAAGAGAACGGCTCCGGCGGCGGTACAACTGACGCGCCAACGCAGAAAATGGTGGTTTCATGATTATTGTCATTAACGGCGTCCAGCGTGACGTGACGTGGCCACCCGATCGCCTGACACGCGCGGTGATTATCTCCCTCTTCTCCTGGCGAAAGGCAGAGCCCGACGACAGCCCGGAGCAGGATAACGGCTGGTGGGGCGACAGCTTCCCGACCGTTCAGAATGACCGCATTGGCTCACGCCTTTATCTACTCAGCCGCACGACGCTCACCAATAAAACGCCGCTCAAAGCCCGCGAATATATCAGCCAGGCGCTTCAATGGCTGGTGGATGATGGCGTAGCGGTACGGGTAGACGTGAAGGCCGAGCGCACCGGCATTAATACGCTTAGTGCTTCGGTGGTCATCAGTCAGAAAGACGGTAACCGCACGGCATTTTCATTTGACGATTTATGGAGTGAACTTAATGGCTGACAGTGGATTTACCCGCCCGACACTCCCTCAGTTAATCACCACTGTCCGCAACGATATTCTCACCCGACTGGCAGCCGATTCGACGCTGGCGGCACTTCGACGCACTGACGCTGAAGTATATGGCCGGGTGCAGGCAGCAGCGGTACACACTGTGTATGGCTATATCGATTATCTGGCGCGCAATCTGCTACCGGACCTTGCAGATGAGGACTGGCTGACGCGGCATGCCAACATGAAGCGATGTCCGCGCAAGGCAGCTACGTTTGCAGCAGGGTTTGTCAGGTGGGATGTCGCCACCGACGGCATACCTATTCCGGCCGGTGTGATAATTCAGCGTGACGATCTGACTTCATTCACCACGACTGCGAAAGCCACTTCAGCAGGTGGCATTCTGCGTGTGCCGGTTATCTGCAATACAGCCGGGAAAGCAGGCAACACCGATGACGGTCTTGCCATGCGGCTGGTCAGCCCGATCACCGGCCTGACGTCGGCAGGGGTAGCTGACAGCATTCAGGGTGGCGCTGACGTTGAAGATTTAGATGTGTGGCGCGGGCGCGTTATTGAGCGCTGGTACTGGACGCCGCAGGGCGGCGCAGACGGTGATTATGAGGTCTGGGCTAAAGAGGTGGCAGGCATTACCCGCGCATGGACATACCGGCACTGGAGCGGACGCGGAACAGTGGGGGTGATGGTGGCAAGCAGCGACCTGATAAACCCGATCCCCGACGCGGCCACGGTAGCAGCCGTCAAAGCCTATATTGAGCCTCTGGCCCCGGTGGCCGGTGCGGATATTTATGTTTTTGCGCCAGCGCCCCATGCAGTTAACTTTCAGATTCGCCTGAACCCGGACACTGCAGCAGTACGCTATGCCGTCGAGGCTGAGCTGCGTTCAATGATGCTGCGCGATGGCGTGCCGGAAGGCGTGCTGAAGCCCTCCCGCATCAGCGAGGCCATCAGCATCGCGACGGGTGAATACAGCCATACGCTGGTCAGCCCGGCAGCTGATGTCACCATTGCTAAAGGTGAGGTGGGCGTGGTGGGGACAATATCATGGACTTAACGGCGCAGTACCGGCATATGCTGGGAGCACTGCTGCCGCGCGGCCCTGCTTGGGATAGTGATGACCTGGTGTTAATGGGGCTTGCCCCCTCACTGGCAGAAGTGCATGGGCGCGGTGATGCGCTGATGCTGGAAACCGACCCGCGTTCAGTGACAGAACTGATTGACCGTTATGAAAACATCAGCGGGTTACCTGACAGTTGTGCACCGCCGGGCGTGCAGACTCTGCAGCAGCGGCGTCAGCGCCTGGATGCAAAGCTCAATCTGGCGGGCGGCATCAACGAGGCGTTTTACCTGGCTCAACTGGAGGCGCTGGGTTACACCGGCGTCACCATCACGCGTTACAACAAAAGCCAATTTAATTGCCTGTCCGACTGCACCGATTCTCTCTACAGCGATGACTGGCGTTATTACTGGCAGGTGAACATGCCCGCAGCCACTCAGATCACCGAAATGACAGCCATCAGCAACAGCACCGACAGCCTGCGCATGTGGGGTGACACCATTGCTGAATGCGTTCTGACGAAGCTGGCTCCGTCTCACACTTACGTTATTTTCAAATACCCGGAGTAATTATGCATCGCATTGATACATCAACCGCGCAGAAGGATAAGTTCGGCGCGGGTAAAAATGGCTTTACCGGCGGCAATCCGCAGACAGGCGAGTTGCCTACTGCGCTCGATCAAAACTTCTTCGACTCGTTGCAGGAAGAGATTTGCGGGGTAATTGAAGGTGGGGGTATTGCATTAAATAAAGCGGATCGCGGACAAATGCTTAAGGCCTTGAAAGCCCTCTTTCCGACAACAACCCTTTTTGCAAGCCAGCTTTCAGTGCCCGGCTATCAAAAATTGCCCGGAGGACTAGTCCTCCAGTGGGGCACAGGCGCTGTGCCAATTTCAGGTAATGTTACCGTTTCCTACCCTATTTCTTTTTCCTCTGGTTATGTACAGTTTGTATCGCCTATAGATTCAAGCTCAGTGAATAATTACGCTGTTCGCGTTGCCTCATCAACAGTATCAACATTAACCGTAACCTCTACGAATACCCAAAATATAACAGGCTTTATGTACATGGCTCTCGGAAAAGCATAGGAATATCAAGATGAGTGATTATAAGTATTCAAAAGAAACCAATGGTTTTTATGTTGATGGCGTGAGTGATTTCATTCCTGAAGATGCCGTAAGTATAAGCGAGCAAACCTATAACGAACTCATGCTTGGGCAAAGTCAAGGTAAGCAAATCACATCTGATAAGAAGGGAAATCCAGTATTGTCAGACCCGCCGGAAGCAACCAAAGAGCAATTAGCTATTGTTGCTGAGGCCAAGCGAGCTTCACTAATGGCTGAAGCCTCTGTGGCGCTATCACCTTTACAGGATGCAGTAGATCTCGGAGATTCAACGGCCGAGGAAGAGTCTCTTTTGAAGAGTTGGAAGCAATACAGGGTGGCGCTTAACCGGTTAGATCTATCAAGGGCTCCTGACATCTCTTGGCCGGTTAAGCCAGACTGAACGTACATTGAATGTCGGTTTACTGTGGCCGACTTTCAATGTGATTAGCCAGTCTTCTGCCATAATTCCTAAGTGGTTTTTCAACCATTCGGAAATTTATCTCCACCAAAAATGCAGTCAGCAAAAGTGCTAGCAGTGTCATTACGGCGCACAGCATAATGGTCTTCGATGGTCCCTGCCCAATAGATACGTAGTACCGAACCGTTGACTCCTGGATGAAATAAATTACAGGCATATGAATAATGTAGATGGCATAGGAACGCGATCCTATCCACAGCAACAACTTTCGCAGTGGTTTGGGACAGAAAATGTAGCCTTTGTTGAATGAGGCTATGAAAACCAGTGAAGCACTTGCCAGAGCCAGAAAGCCAACCATAAATCTACTTTCATGCATGTCAGGTATGCTCACCATCAAAAACACCATCAAGAAAGAGGTGACTAACAGTGATCTCTTCCTGCTTTGCAGGAATCCAGGGTCAACATTTTTCAGGCCGTTGTTCATGAAAATAATGGCAATTACAACGCCCCATGAAATTGCATCCAGTCTGAAGTTAAGTATCGGATGCCCCTGCCTGAATATGAAGAGCTGGACTGCTATGAAGCCAATCAGTAAAGGAATTCTGCTTTCTTTTTTGGTGAACAAAACAAAGAACGGAAAGATAAAGTAGAATTGTTCTTCAAGATTGAGAGACCAGAACGGCCCGAATGTAGTAGGGATTCCGTGGTCAGTCATGTAAGCCGAAAGGTAATTATAATTGTAAGTCAGTACACTTAGCGCCTGATAAGTATTCCATTTCAAGTTACCGAATGCGCCTGAGATATTATAAAAAAAAGTCAATGCCAAGAGGACCGCAATCCACATGAAAGAGGTCGGGAACAGCCTGAATGCTCGCTTAGTAAAGAATGCGCAGATGGCTTTGGATGAGGACACCCCATCGTCTTTGCACCTATCAATCAGAGGGATTAAAGAGCAGCTTACAACAAATCCTGATATACATAAGAATAGATCTACACCTGACCAGAAGCTGATAAAAGTATTGACGGATTTGAAGAATGAGTGGTCGCTCCAAAAGTATAGCGAAGGGTAATGCTGTACAAGAACCATGATGATTGCGAAGGCGCGAAGAATCTCAATATCGCTGTTTGGTCGCAGCTTTTCCATTTGACCTCAATTTAAAAATAAATATAAACATCTTCACATTAAAGTTTAATTGACTACCACGTCATGACGTCCACTCTCACCAACTCTTCTCTCGATCTGATTATCTCTTTTGAGAGCGTCGAAACAGAAGAGGCAATGAACTGCTCCTGAGTAAGGTCGCCACTTTCATAGCTCTTCACAAGGGCTAAGAGAGCGGGTGAATCCTTTGAGACCAGTTTAATGTTTTCAGTTACAGACTCATACGTCTGCCCATCAGCAATATCTTTTTCACTGACTGAAAGTAACTTCTTCAGGCGGTTAAGCATGTTTTTACCCTCCAAATATTTTTAACAATGTACCACAGGAGCTCAGATCGCAGAACAGCGTTGAACGATGCGCAGCCACCCATAAAAAAGCCCGGCGACCGGGCAATGACTCAGCCGCTCCTGTCTGAGCAGGCTACGGGGTGGGTAATTTGAGATTAGTCACTCACCTTCGCAAGCGCCAACTAAAAACCCTGTGCCATCAACCCCTTTACAAATCTGTGAACTGGTCCGCCTTGATCAAAAGTACCAATCGATATTACTGTTTATCCATACAGTATTTATCAGGGGAGATTTATCATGGCGAGAGAGAGTGACATACACGCAGCGTTCGTTGGAGCGATAACAAAGGACGGCCGGGGGCGGCAGATTGTCACCACTGCGGCATTCCAGAAGAGACTGGATGACCTGAATCACGTCTGGACGCTGCAGGAGTGCAATAGATGGATACGGTACTACCAGAACTTCTTCTTCGAACTGGTTACAGAAGAAAGCGAGAATAAGACCTGGTCGTTACGCAACATGGGATATGTGAGATAGCTATGGGATTTCCATCACCAGCGTCCGATTATATAGAGCGGCGCATCGACCTGAACGATGTACTGATGCCTCACCGCAACAACATGATCTTGATTGAGACGCCTGACGGGTTCGTGTTGGCTGACAAGTCACTCAAGCCAGTGCCGGGAGACAAGGTCGCTTTCCAGATAGGCGAGTTCCCGCAACTGGGCAGATTGTTCAGTACAGGGATTATCACGCCTGACGGAGAAACAATCGATGGAGAAGGGCTTGAAGGGATAATTGTCTTGGGTAAGGTAACGTCTGAAGTGCTGGCTGTTTATGAGCCTTATAGGCCCATAATTTGAACCTGTAGACACCGCGCTTAGCCATCAAAAAAGCAGCCGTTTTGGGCTGCTTTTTTATTGAAAATAATATTCTTTAAACTAATGATTACATGCAGAAGTAATCATTGGTGTTTTTCATCTGATTCGTCTGTTGGTAGGGTTCCAGCTTCTTGCTCAGTTCCCTCATCGTGTCGATCGCTTGGCGTGTTAGATTCCTGCCCTGCTGGCTCTGCTGTTCCAGAATCTGATTCAGAGTCTCCTTTTCCTTCTTCAGGTCTGACTTCATCATCTTGTGAATCCTCTGTGTTGATTGGTGTCACCTCGTGCTCTGGAGGGGGTGACAAATCCCTAACTTCTGGTGAGCCTGAAACTGAGAGCTCACCGTTAAAAATCTTTTCAGCAACTATGTCATACAACATAAGAGAAAAGCCCTCAGGGCTTTCAACGTCGTTAAAAAGCTCACGGGCTTCTTTTCTGTCTATGACAAATCCGTGTGCTGGATAACCAGCAATCAGCCTGCTTAAGGACGTTTCCTTCAAGTTTTTCGCATGACTATTCAGTCGGTTGCCATATGACAGCGCAATATTCATCGCCCTTTGGTGCTCACCCAATTTTATAGGATCAATCTGGGCGGCCATTGGTGAAATGAGCGATTCTGCCAACTTAGCAGCGATGTCTGCTGACATCTTTGTGCTGAGCTGATTCCTATATTTTATGTCAACAATATAGGATCTAAAGGCCGATAAAGCACAATCTTTTAGCTCATCAAGAGCCGTTGCTATCACTAAGCCTGAGCTTAGCTCCCCCATTTCATCATTTTTCTTTAACTGTATGTCTAAGGGACCTAGCTCGCCCATGTCACCAATAATAAGCTTATGTGCTGCAACCGCCATGAGAGTTCCGGCACTTTTACAAGGCCCAGCTACAAGAATTGTTATGTGTTTATAGTTGTGCTGTAACGCGCGACCGATTCTATACCCTGCGCTAGGATCTCCGCCATAGGTAGCAACGCAGAATAGGACACTTTCCTTGAGACCGTGTTCACTTTTTCTTTGCTTAATGGCATTGGTGACGTCTAAATGACCGTCTCTGTGAACATCACCTATGTAGATGTAAACGTCATGTGGTTCCATATCATATCTCGGCTGCCCCTGGAAAAATGAACGACGAACTAGTCTGTGCCAGTTTCGTGAGATGATTTATTTTTCGGCATTGATGACGCGAACTTTACTTAAATTTTATGTTCTGTCATGTGATTTTGGATAGGAAAAATTTTGTTCAGTTTTCGGTTGAAAGAATGTGCAGGAATCATAGACAGCAATCACTATGTGTACATTTTTGAGTACATCAACTAGGTCTTATTTGTTATAAATTTTTTTTAAATCATGGCGTTGAATGAATTTGTTTGTATATCCATTTAACTAAGAGGACAGCGGCGCGCAGTATAGCGCAAAGAGGCCGTGAGATTCACTACGTCTCCGTCCGTTTGCTCATTCCGCCAGCAATCCCGGTTTTCTGCGCGCGCTAACGTTACGTGCAGAAAGCGGAAATAGCTGTACTGAAGTCCGGGATGTCATCCAGACTGAAGCGGCACCCCGACTCTAA